GCACGTCCACGCGGAGTCTCTGACAACGAAACCTCGCAGTTCTTCTGCGGTGTTAAGACTCATTCCGACGGACGTGTGGCAATCGGCCCATTAGACGGGACGCAACCAGTTCACGCTGACGCTGACGAGTTGTCATTCGGGACGCTAATCGGCGCAGCTATCACGGAGGAGGAAGAGGCGGGGATCGTTGCAGCAATCACCGAAGCCAAGGGCGGCAGCATTGACATCGTGGCACTCATCGAAGCATCACCATCACTATCACCAAACCTACGAACCTACGAGCAGCTCAAAGCTGACGGATGGTTCACAAGCGACGAAATCTAATGGAAATTGACCCTCAACTATTTTACGCGCTATTCGGATTAGGGCAATTCGTGATCTGCGGCATTGGCGCGTGGACATTGACTGCTGTTATTCGGCAAGGCAATCGACTGACAAAGGTTGAGACGCTCTTGGAAACCTCTCTCATTGATGACATCCAAGACTTGAAGCGACGGGTTCGTAATGTCGAAAACGACTGCATTAAACACAAGGCACTCCAATGAAAGTCACAGCACTACTAATAATCACGACACTTCTCGCTGGTTGCGCTACAAAGCACGGCGTCGCCGTTTACGGATGGAAATCGAATGTCGCCATTAGTGTTCAAGGCGACGCGACACAAGAGGCACTTATCGAAGCCACAACCGACGCAAAAGCAAGCGTTACACCATGAATGCAAAGTTCCCGTTGACGCTCGATTTTACGCCGTTTCGCACACTGGTTCGTGGCGAATTTGAGGACGCGATCCGGCTCAACCGTGATTTCTTCTATGCCGACTCCGAACATTGCGACGATACGCGCATCCCGGCAGGGTTCACAAGCGACGGGGCGAGCGTTCCGCGATGGTTGTGGCGACTATATCCGCCGTTCGGGGAATACCTTGAGGCGGCAGTCGTGCATGATTATTTTTGCGTGCTAGGGCATCGCGGCGAATCACCTATTGATTCCGTCGCGGCGGCAAAGGTATTTCGCGAGGCGATGATCGTTTGCGGCGTCGGCAAATGGAAGCGCAATAAAATGTATTGGGCGGTGCGTTTGGGCGGCCCGAAATTTAAATCAAAAAAAAGGATAACTTTGTATTGACATAGGCGTTTTGATGCCTACTTTGGATTACATCGAAGCGACAACCGCGACGAAGAAACGATTAAAAATTATTATGATGAAAAACGAAAAGCAGATTGTCAAAATTGCAGAAGAACTTGAAACGCGCATTGAAGCAAACGAAGCTCAAATCAAGCACTTGAAAAAGAATGGCTTTTTAGGCAGCACGATTAAAGCCACCGAATTGCACTTGGTTAAACTTCAAAGCCAACTTGAAGGGATTAAGCTCTGCTTCTAAACAAATCGCCAACCCGAAACCACAGCCTGCCCTTAAAAACGGCGGGCTTTTCGGGTGCAAGCCGGGCAACCGGCATTTAACATAAACGACCTCGGCGTCAAAGGCACGCCTCACGGCGCCGAGGCCGAACAATATTATTAAAATGAAATACCATGACAGACTTATCGAAGGTCTTGCCGACCAAATCGGCCACCGTCCAACAGATCGAAAACTATTGGAAACAGCGCGGATCATCCGAAACGCCACGCGGATACTTAGGCGCCAGCGCAATCGGCAAAGAGTGCGCCAGAAGCCTATGGTATGAATTCCGCAAGTGTTCAAAGCCGGACTTCGACGGGCGCTTGTATCGACTCTTTAATCGCGGCCACCGCGAAGAAGAAACCTTTTGCGAGGAGTTGCGCGGCATCGGTTGCGAAGTTCACGAATTCGACGCCGACGGGAATCAATTTGAAGTCATCGCTTGCGACGGTCATTTTAAAGGCCACACCGACGGAGCCGCGCTAGGCATTCCGGAGGCGCCTAAGACATGGCACTTGCTTGAGATGAAAACCGCTTCGGCAAAATCATTTGCCAAGACGGAAAAGGACGGCGTCGAAAAGGACAAGCCGCAACACTTCGCTCAGATGCAAGTCTACATGCATTTGACGGGCTTGAAACGGGCTTTGTATATGGTTGTCAACAAAGACACCGACGCGCTTTATACCGAGCGCCTACGCTACGACAGCAAGCGTGCGCAGTCATATATCGACAAAGCGCAATCAATCATCAACGCGACGCAACCACCAGAGCGAATCAGCGACAGGCCAGACGCCTGGGCGTGCAAATTCTGCGACGCGAAAGAGCTTTGCCACGGAACAAGCGAGGATACCGCCGTGCCGGTCCCAGAGTTGCATTGCCGCAACTGCACGTATTCGACGCCGATCGCTGACGGCAAATGGACTTGCGATCAGCATGGCAACGAAGCAACCGAAGTCTGCGACTCGCATCTATTCATCCCAGGGCTGATTGCATTTGCCGAGCCGACAGACAGCTTTGAAAACAAAGACGGATCAGCAGTCATCGAGTTTACAAGCGACGACGGCACGGTATGGCATCACGGACCAGACACCGACGGCGGGCAATTTAACTCGCATAGCTTGATGACTTTGCCGCGCGATTTGGTCGAGCTACCGAACGCGAAGAAAAAAGAGACACTGCACAATTTAGAAGCGCGATACAATACACAGCTTGATAACGTCGAGACAGTTTGGAAGGGCGCAGTCGATGATGTTAAGCAAAAATTTCAATCGCTTTACAATGTGCCAATGAGCAACCCTGACGCTACGCAAGAAGGCGACGGCTGGACCGCAGCCGAGTTCCGGCCGCATGGCTGCGTAATAATCTACGGCAACACTGCCGAAATCAGACAAGACAACAACCAATAAGAAAGAAATTATGATACAAGATACAATAAACGACGTGCGCGCTTGGGGCGTGGACAAGGGCATCATCGGGCCGAACGGCAAAGCAACCGAGCGAGGGCAACTCAACAAGCTCATCGAAGAAGTCGAGGAACTTGTCGAAGCTGTCTGCGAGAACGACCGCGACGAGAAGATTGACGCAATCGGCGACTGCACAGTCGTGCTGATTCTGCTTTCGGAAATCATCGGCGTGCCTTTCGAGGAATGCCTCGATTCGGCTTATCAAATAATTTCAAAGCGCACCGGCAAAATGGTCGGCGGCGTTTTCGTAAAAGACAAATAACCAATAACAGAAAGTAAACAATGAACGTAAAATCAGAAATCAGAAAAACGGAAGAAGCCATAGAAAAGCTACTTGATAAGCTAGAACGCAATACGGGCATTCGTGCGTTTCGTATGCAGGTCTTATCGCAACGAGGTGACGACGCCAGCATTACAATAACACCAGACGAAAAGGGAGGGCGATACTAATGAGCTTCGACCTATCATCAATCAAGAAAGGCGTTGAACACAAAGCGCCGCGCATCGTATTACTTGGCGTCGAAAAGATCGGCAAATCGACCTTTGCGGCCGGCGCTGATAACCCGATCTTCCTGCCGATCAAAGGCGAGGAAGGCGTCGATGATCTAGACGTGGCGAAGTTTCCACGCGCTGAAACATTCGCCGACGTGCTGGACGCCGTGACTACTCTCATCAAAGAGGAACACGACTACAAAACGTTTATTGTCGATTCCGTTTCCGCGCTTGAGCCGGTCATCTGGGCGACGCTCTGCGACGAAGACAACGTCGACAGTATCGAGCAATATCAAAAGGGATTCGGTAAAGGCTACACGGCTGCGGCAAACAAGATGCGCGATCTAATGGAAGGACTCGACCGACTCCGGCAAAAAGGAATCAGTTGTATCTTAATTGGCCACGTTAAGGTCAAGCGGTTCGACGATCCACTCGGCGCGTCGTTCGATCAATACCAGTTCGACTTGCACGAACGTATCCAACTGGCGTTGCAACGTTGGGCCGATTCGATTCTTTTTGCTAACTCTGAAACCATCGTAAAGACGGAGGAAGTCGGATTTAACAAAGAAAAGAAGATCGGCAAGGACTTGAGCGGAGCGCGCTACTTGTTCACACAGAAACGTCCGGGGCATCCCGGCGGCGGGCGTGGCGTTTACGGGCGTTTGCCCTACAAGTTACCCTTGGAATGGGAAGCTTTCACCAATGCGGCAGCAGAAGCCGCGCAATCAACAACCAAATAAAAACATCAAAGGAAACTAAAATATTATGTCAGACATCACAAACCTAATGGGCGGATTCAACGCCGACGAATACGAAGATCAACCAGAGTTCGACAACTCTCCTTTACCAGATGGCGATTATTACGCCGAGATCGAGAAGGCAGACGTTAAAGAAACAGCGAACAAGAAAGGGCATGGCTGCAATATGACGCTATCCGTTCTCGGTCACGTCGCGGATAAATCGCAGAAAGGCCGCAAGCTTTTCAACTGGTTCACATTGCAGCATGAAAACGACATTGCTCAAGAGATCGGACAGCGTGATTTTCACTCGTTGCGCGTTGCTATCGGCAAGCCAGCACTAGCCGATACAGACGAGCTAATCGGAGCGAATCTCATCGTGCGCGTTGGACTCGATAAGAAAGACAAAGAGCGCAACGTCATCAAGAAGTTCATTGCGCTTGAGGGCTACGACGCAAGCAAGGCCGAGGCACCAGCACCGGCGCCGACCGCACCGGCAGCAGCAGCACCAGCCGCCGCCGCAACTAAGAAAAACCCTTGGGACTAATCGACATGAGCATAGAAAACCTAGCATCAAATCTCGTTCATGCACGTCAAGCCGAGGCGGAAGCCAAATCCGCGCGCATCGAATGCGAGGAAGCAATCCTCGCACAATACGAACTTGCCGAAGCCGGCAGCCAAACCGTCAAGACTGACAACGGACTCAAGCTGACGCTCAAAACGTCGCTCGGTTATAAGATCGACAAAGGCGCGGAACTGCCGGAATCCGTTACAAAGGTCACGACGAAAACAGAACTGAATACGAAAGCGTATGAAGCTCTGCGCGAAACCGATCCGATGGAGTTTAGCCGCTTGTCAAAGATGGTGACAACTACGCCGCGCAAACCGTCCGTGACGGTCGCCGTCTTGTAATCAAAACTGAAACGTGGTGCATCTGTCTTGCTGTTCAGATTGTTAAATGAAAATCAGCAACGTCTTAACACCAGCCACACAGCAGCGACGCCGGGCGCTATATCCCGGCACTATTTTTATTATGATTTATATTACATTATTACTATTCGCGTCGCTTGTTTACATCCGGCATCGTCGCAACTCGCAACGATGGCAGCGCATCAAACGAGACTGCGAGCAGTGGGGCTAAACATTAACACAGATTAGATTATTATTATGAAAACGAAGACATGCACCAAGTGCAAGGAAGCATACAATAAGCGAATCAAACGAGATTTATCATGCTAACGCCGCGACCATACCAAGCCGAAGCGATTGACGCCGTAAACGCTGCGCTGCGCGATCGCGACGACAATCCGTGCATTGTATTGCCAACCGGCGCGGGGAAGTCGCTAGTCATGGCGCTACTTGCGCACCAATGGCTCGATGCGTGTCCGCACTTCCGCGTCATGGTATTGGCGCACCGCAAAGAGCTAGTCGAGCAGAACGCACTGGAGCTTGCTGGCGTCGATCCGACTCTTTCCATTGGCGTCTTTGCCGCGTCGCTTAGGCGGCGTGAGACGCGCAGTAGCGTGACGTTTGCGTCGATTGACTCAGTAGCCAAGCGAGCTGAGGACTTTCCACCGCAGGACGTGCTAGTCATCGACGAAGCGCACCGCATCCCAGTTCGCGGCGAGGGCAAATATCGCAAGTTCATCGACGCAATGAAGGCACGCAACCCGTCGCTGCGCGTGGTCGGACTCACGGCAACTGCGTATCGCATGGGAACGGGCGCAATATGCCACCGCGATCATATTTTGAATCATGTTTGCTACGAGGCGAACGTCGGCGACTTGATTCGCGACGGATATTTGTCGAACATTCGCACCGTCGAAGGCGAACATTCCGCGCTGGATCTTGCGGGCGTCAAAAAGACTGCCGGCGAATTTAATTTGAAAGACCTAGCGACGCGCGTTGATAAGGCCGACGTGGTCGCGCAAGCGGTCAAAGATATGGTGCAAAAAGTGCGCAACGATAAGCGCAAGTCGACAATCGTTTTTTGTATCGACATTGAACACTGCGACCACGTAGCGCAGGAGTTGCGCCGCTACGGTATTCAAGCGGGCATCGTTACGGGCAAGACGGCAAACGTCGAACGCGAGCGGCTGGTCGAAGACTTCAAAGCGGGGCGGATCCAGTATCTGCTTTCAGTCAACGTCTTCTTTGAGGGCTTCAATGCGAAGCGCACCGACTGCGTGGCGATGCTTCGACCTACTCAAAGCAAGGGCTTATGGGTGCAAGCAATCGGGCGCGGCTTGCGTCTGCATGAAGACAAGCAAGATTGCCTGGTCTTGGATTACGGCGACAACATCATGAGACACGGACCAATCGACCTTGACGATTCCGGCGACATCAAGCTGGCGACCTGCGGCAACTGTGAAAACGTATTCAGTCGGGCGGTCAAAAAATGCCCGTCTTGCGGCACCGAAATCCCGCCAGTTCAACGCGAAATGTTTGCAGCCGAGGCCGAGCGGGAAAAGAAGATGCACGAAGCCAAGGCGCACGCGGGTATGTTGCTCAATAAGCCGCGCTGGATGGACGTAAGCGCCGTGACACTGCGCTTACATCGCAAGGCGGGCAAAGCCGACTCTGTTCGCGTGGAGCTTCATTGCGGCTTAACATTGGTCAAACACTGGCTAACATTGGATCACGACGGATACGGCGCGGTGCAGGCTCGCAAATGGCTGACGGATCGTGGTCTGCCGGTATATGACAGCGTGGCGGACATGCTGGAACGTTGCGACGGTCCGCAAATCTGCGCCGTTGTCAAAAAGTTGCTCGTCCGCTATGAGGGCAAATATCTGCGCATCGCCGCGACGGATATTTTGACGCCGGACGGCAACTCGAAAATAATTTAGCCTTTTTTGAGCTTTATATTGACATAGATGGTCGAGGGGCTACTTTCATGCGTATCGAAGGCACGACGCCGACGAACGAAAAATTAAAAATTACGAATTATGAAAGTAACAGCAACTAAAGGTTTTGAAGACGCTATTAGCAAACTGACAAGTAACACGGTTTTGGCCTTAGGCGTAAAAGGATGGGTGATCGTATCAAAAAATCATCCACTACTAAAGAGCGTTCGCCACTTCACAAAAAAAGAGGCAACACGTTTAACAGAAGTTCAAGCAACTCAAATCAGCAAATCTCCATACGTCGCAATCGTTTAGTATCACTTTTATAATATTTCCGGTATGCTTAGGATTCGCGCTACCTTTGCATCGCAAGTCGGTAATCGAAAGCAGTCCGGGCCGGGCATTTTTTATCAATCAAAAATACTACTATGAACGAAATCGAAACACTCACGAACCAAAATGGCGAAACCTATTACAAGGGTATTTGCCCGTTTACTGGAAACGTCATTTATTCATTTACTCAGGATTTTGAAGATTTCTGGAGTCAAGACGACGAAGATTTATATAAAGCATAACCAAAACCCCGACGCCGCGCGGCTAATCTGCGGCACTTATTATTATGGAAACAGCAAAGACATCAAACAACCTCAGCGCACTTGGCGCTCTCATCGCCGCTCTACCCGTTATCGGATGGGCGCTTTCACCGATCTTGATTTTGGTCGGATTCATCCTGGCAATTGTCAGCATGAGTAAAAACGAACTGGGCGGAGGTCGCGCCTTGTTTAATTCAATCCTCGCCGGGCCGGTCGCCGTTGCTATGGCATTTCTCGGCGCGGCTGTAATTGCCAACATCGGAGCTTAATAATATGAATACTCTAGTTATCCTATGCGCACTCGCTGCGCTCGCTATAATCATCAAACACGCAACAATATGAACAGCACAGTAGAATCAGCCAGCGTCATTTGCGCAATCATGGACGCGCAAATGACCGACGAGGAATTTGACGCCGCAATCGCACGAAACAAATTGTTGCACGATTGCAAAACAAAAGGTTTTAGGCGTTTGCAAACACTCGGTCCACATGCGGGTGGCGTCGGCATTAAACCGAAGGCGCAAATTGTCCGCGTCGATGCGTTTGAATTTGCCAACATGGGCGCGAAACTTGTCAACGAAGGCAAGACGACCATCACCGCATGGGCGAACCAATGCGGACGCAATCCGGGCGATCTGCGCTACTATTGCGACAAGTTCGGCATCGAGCTTGTGCGCAAAATGAATCCAGATATTGACCACGACAAAATTTACGAAAAGGCACGCCGATTAATCAATAGCAACGGCATACGCATGAACCCGACGGCGTTGCGTTGCGGCGTTTCGGTAACATTCTTGCGGACGCTGTTTCATTCGCGCGGTCGCGTTTACAATCAGAAAACAATCAAATTGGAGAAAGCATAACGATGACGTGTAAATGCAACCACTGCAAAGCCGCTTGCGACGGTCAAAACGACGACTTGAAGAAGCTATCAAGCTGGTTATCGAACCGCGTCAAGGGCGACCACATCGCCGCGACGACGCGCTCAATGCTAAAACGTAAACTTGTAAAAATGGGGATAGTCGAAAATGGGAACTAAAACAATCACACTGCCGCTACCCTCGCGCAACTTGTCGCCGAATAGCCGCGTGCATTGGTCGAAGTTGGCCGAGCATAAAAAGGCCGCGCGCCGCATGGCTGCGCTTGAGACATGGAATCAAGTAGAATCAGTTTTTGCGTTCAAAGGCTACCGGCTCGACTTCTATTGGCCGACCAAGCGACGACGCGACAAAGACAACGCCGCAGCCATGTGTAAGGCATACCTCGACGGCGTGGCAGATTGCACATCGCAAGATGACTCCGAATGGGATTTTGACGGCGTGCGCTTTGAAATCGACCGCGACAATCCGCGATTGGAGATCGTTTTTACCGAGCTATGAGCCACGTCATTTACAAAATCAACGACGACGAATGCGGCGCCGCAGCGTTTCGCGATACAACCGAGCATCTTGACTACAATAGCGCTCAGCATCATTACCGCACAAACGGCGAGCTTTACAACTTTGACGATGGTTCGACAATCGAGCTTGAGAACAAAACAGAAACCAATCACTGCGGCTTTAAGCGCGACGTTCGCGTCTGGTCGTTCACAAATAAGAAAAAAGGATAATTATGAATATTGATACAATGAATAAACAGCAAAAAGTGGAAACCCTCGGCGCACTAGCCGAAGAAGTCGTTTCGATCTATTACCACAATTCTCGGATGGGCGCCAGATTAAGCGCCGACAAATTCGATTCAGAAAAAGACATTGCACTCGGCGACGGCAGCAAAATTGAGGTGAAGGTTCAAACAAGGATGCGATGCGCGCAAGCGTTTGGAATCAATAAATCACGCAGTCAGATTGAAAAATGCGAACGCGTCGACGAGTTGTTGTTTTTAGAATATTACACAGAGCAAAACGAAAAAACCGATTGCGTCACGATATTTAAATGCAAAGACCAGAAGGCGCATTTTTCGCTCTCGGATAAAGTCCGTAACGTGGAGAGAAAACGGTTTTATGATATTGAAACGAACATGATTGAATTGGCCACGATCCGCCTTCCCTTTCACGCACACTTGATGCGTAAACTATCAACCGCAAAATAATAAGACTATGAGCAAAACAGAATTTTCACCTTACGGCGTCGATCTATTCGGCGACCCGATTAAAGCAGAAACAAAGTCACCAGTGGCGCAGGAGTTTATCGTGCCGCCGTTCTCGATACTTTCCGCGCGCGACGGCGACTGGCAAGACCGCAAGCGCGCGTGGGCGTCGATGGGTATTCGCGGCGAAGTCGGGCGCGGCGACAATCTTTTGAAATATTCTGCGACTACTTCGCTAGGAGAAAAGGACACGTCTATTTTCGATCCAGTAGTTTGCGAGCTTATGTATTCTTGGTTCAGCGGCAAGGGCGCGCAGGTTGTTGACCCGTTCGCGGGCGGTTCGGTCCGGGGCATTGTTGCAAGTTGCTTGGGGCGCAAGTATTGGGGCGGCGAGCTACGAGGCGAACAAGTCGAAGCAAACCGCAAGCAGGGCGCGGAGCTTTGCCCGGATGACGGCGACCTGCAATGGGTGGCGGGCGACTCGATGCAAACCCTTGATGACGCGCCGGACGCGGACTTTGTTTTCAGTTGTCCGCCATACGGCGACTTGGAAGTTTACAGCGACGACCCGAACGACATTTCAAACATGGAATACCATACATTCAAGGCCGCTTACGGGCGTATCATTCTAAAGGCAGTCAAGCGATTGAAGCAGGATCGTTTTGCGTGCTTCGTAGTCGGCGACTTCCGCGACAAGAAAGGCTTTTACCGCAACTTCGTAAGCGATACCATAGCGGCTTTTGAGGCGGCCGGGGCGCGATATTATAACGAGGGCATTCTGGTTACTTCCGTGGGTTCGGCATCCATGAGGGCGAGGCGCATATTTAACGGAGGGCGGAAACTAATAAAGACGCACCAAAATATTCTAGTATTCTGCAAAGGCGATTGGAAGAAAGCAACGAAAGCGGCAAACCTATGAGTAATAAATTCAGCACATTCGACAGCGTCAAATGCACGACGCCGAGCGAGGAAGCCAGTGCGCAAACGCTAATCGAGGCGATACGGGCGGACCATTACAAGGCCGAAGTCGATGCGATACGGTCCGCGCCGGACAAAGACACGCGCTCGCGATACAAAGCGAAACTGCCAGCGGTCACGGCGTCGGGCGTCTTTAGTAAGCGGGCGGCGTCGGCATTGGTAAAACATTCCGGCATCTTGATTGCCGACATTGACCTAGACGAAAATCCTCAGTTGATGGATGCGGGGCAACTCGACGCAATACGCGACGAGCTACGGGCCGACGAATATACGCACTTTCTTTTCGTTTCGCCGTCGGGCGGGCTAAAGGTCGGAGTAAAGATCGACGCGACGTGCGCAGACTCGCACAAAGCGGCATTCGTCACGGTGCGCGAGTGGTTCAGCTCGACGTTCGGGCTTGTCATTGACAAGGCGTGTTCGGACGTGTCGCGTTTGTGCTTCTTATCGCACGATCCAGATGCCTACTACAACGGCAAGTCGGCAGTCATAAAGACCGAGGCCGCAAAGGTCGAGGCGTTGCCATTTTGGGCGCCTAAGCCAGCGCAGAAGGCGACCGAGGGAACGACGCCGGGCGATGATTTCAACGCAAAGAACGATCCAGCGGACATCTTGAACGCGAACGGATGGACTACGCGCTGCGGTCGCAATTGGACGCGACCAGGCAAGTCGGGCGGGATTAGCGGCACCCTCGGCGTGACGGCGGATAAACAGTTCTGGTGCTGGTCAAGCGATGCGGCACCACTTGAGCCGAACAAGTCTTACAATCCATTTGCCTTGTATGCGGCGTTCTATCATGGCAACGATTATGCATCGGCGGCTACGGCATTAGCGGGCGAGGGATACGGCGAGGCGGCACACGAGCCGCTTGCACCGGAGGTCGCGGCGTCGATTGAAACAATGGTTGCCAAGGCGATGCAAAAAGAGGCTGATTCGTGGCAAGCCGTAGAAACTGAAATCGACGAAGCGAATGCGACCATTGAAGAAGTCGCGCAATCGGCTGACGACGAATTTATGGCCGCAATGCGGGCACTGGTTGCGTCGACCGACGAGAACATCGAACAAATGGAACAACGCGCGCAGGACGCTGTATTCATTTTGCCGCAAATCGCATTGCTAGGAGATTGCACGATTTTGAATGCGGGGCCGAATACGGGCAAAACGTTGCTGACGTTGTGGTCGCTCTGCAACCGTGACATGGAAGCGACAAAGCATCTGGATATTTTCTACATCAACGCCGACGATTCTTTCAACGGCGGAATCGAAAAGATGAAGGCGACGCGGCATTTGGGTATTCATCATTTAATTCCAAATCAAAACGGATTCGATCCAGCGAATTTGTCGAAAATGATAAAAGCGGCAATCAAGGCGGACGCCTGCGGGCGCATGGTTATCATCTTGGATACGCTCAAGAAGTTTGTTTCGACGATGGATAAAAACGATGCGCGTATATTCAATATCATGGTCCGCACGTTCACTCAGGCGGGCGGCACGTTGATTGCACTAGCGCATACGAACAAGAACAAGGACGCGGACGGAAAGAGCATTGCTGAGGGCGTGGGCGACTTTCAAAGCGATTTTGACTGCGCTTACACGATCGACATTGCTCCGGTCATTACCGAGGGCGCCGAGCGGACCATCGTTTTTCAAAATACCAAGCTGCGCGGACCGAATTCGATGAAGGTCACGTATTCATACGATGCGGGCGAGAAGCGGACATGGGCGCAGCGTTTCGGATCTATCAAGCGTATTGGAAACGACGAAGCCGAAGCAGCGGAAAAGAAGGCCGCCGAAGAAGCGCAACTTGAAAAGGATCAGCCGATAATTGAATACATTGTCGGCGAGCTTGAGGACGGACCGAAGTCGCATACGGCGTTGACGACTTATAATCTAGGGACGAATGGCAGTGGATCGGTTGCGCAACGAAAGCGCGTGATTGATCGCTACGAGGGGCGATACTGGGGAACGTCGAAAGGGCAAACCGGAGGCATTAATTATTTCAAGATAGAAGAACGGCGCGGCAATCTGGTTGCGTTCGGAATGTAAAAAACGATTAAGCCGGCTCGATTGAGTCGGCTTTTTTGTGTTCAGAATTACGGAAGCAAAACCCTCTCCCTAATTTTATAATACTTATTATACTTAACTTTAAGCGTTAGACGAAAAGTTACGTAAGTTCTTATCTATAAGAAGTATAATAAGTATTATAAGTATTATAATATTATAGGGAGGGGCATTGGCTATTATATTAGAAAATCCTAATATTATAGCGGCTATTTGCGCATTTTTGCAAAAACAACGAGCTATATATTTATATTGATATATTGAGGTGGTTGACGCAGCATTACGACATGGCAGACAAAACAAAAACGAAAATTAAGCGCGCGGCATGGGGGACGTGCGGCGAATCGAAAATGGTAACAATTAGAATGCCGCTTGAGTTGATCGAAAAGTTGAACGCTGCATCAAAGCGACTCGGCTTGTCCAAGAATCAAATCATCTGCTCGGCGTGTCTTGAGACAATCGAGAAACTTGACGACATGGCCGAAACGATGAACGTGTCGAAGACGCAGGTCTTGATCGAGGCTATTGACGGAAAGGCCGAAGGATGAATGTAAGCTTAACGTTCTTTTATGTGTCATGTTTCGCTATCGGGTGGCTAATCGCTGACTTAATCAGAATGCTTATAGCATAATGCCAACTCATTACCCA